TGGGTGTTCTTGACAAGCTGCGCGGTGCGCGAGTCGTTGACCCCGACGATGCGCTTGTGCTTCATCATCGAGTTACTGGCAGCCAGTACGTGCTCGTTCAGGTCGGTGATCTGCGACTCAACAGCCACAAGCGGGGACAGCGGGTACGCATTGTCAGGCACCTTGTAGCAGCCGTACATGACATACGGGCCAGTGCGCGGCCCATAGAACGGGCGTGGCTCGCGGACAAAGTACGCCTTAGCCTTTTCCGGGTCTGCGTAACTGCCGATAGCCTGATTGAGGCCGAGGGTGTAGATCGTGCCGTGGAACCCCGAGTCAGGGCCAGGTTCTCCGTCTAGTTGGATCTCAGGGACCCAAATCTCGTAGCACCAGATTTCCTTGCGGTCTACAGCATCGGGTCCTTGGTCGTAGACCAGGCGTTCACTCTGATCGTCGGCTGTCCCTGTCGAAATCTGCTGGATGACATCCTTGTTCCAACCGGCGTCGGGATTCTCTTCAGCCAGCTTGATAAGATCGTCCTTGTCCCTGCGCCAGATATGGCCGTAGAAACGTGCGTCTTCCCAGCGCTGGGCCTGGGGATCGAGGAAGAAGCGCTTTTGAGAGATGCGCTCGATGACCGGCCATGTAGGAGTAGACGCCTTGATGGGGTCTGACTCTGGCAGCGTGACACCCTTGTTCTCTTCTTGCCGTACCAGGCACACGCCCCAACTCAGCAGCATGTCGGTAGCCAGCTCAACAAGCGTGTTCCGCAGTTTGCTGTCTTTGCACCAGCGGTTCAGGCCATGACGTAACGCCTCGGCCACATCCTGCTGGGCACCAGGACGCCTCGAACTGACTTGTACGCGAGGATTGTCATACACCATCCTGGGGATCATCAGGCTGATGTACTCGTAGTAGGTGTTCTCGGGGGCGTAGTCGCTGATACCTACATCTTTGGGCGCATAGCACGGACCAGTGAAGCGGTGTACCTGATCCTCTAGTTCAGCAAGGCGACTTTCGCGGTACTTGATAGCCGCTTCAATCTCCTGCATTAGTTGGCCGGGATCATTCGACAGCATCAGTTAGCCCTGCACTTTCTAGATACATCTCGGAGTGACCGAACAGATTTCCATACGTCCCAGACTCATACTCCGGGGGCCTGTCCGGTTCGGACATATCCTTGTTCCACAAGAACATCGCGGCGTAGCGCAACGCATCCACCCCGTGATCGGAGCACACCGGGTCTGGGCGCTCCTTGACCGGGCGACCATCTCGGCTTTTTGACCACACGTAACTGGGCAGCTCCTCAATCAAGCAGCACGGCTTCTTCTTCTCCACGCGGTCGTTGTCTCGACCCTCTAGGGAGTCGCGCACCACAAAGATGCGGGGTCCGTTGTCTGTCTCGCTCAAGGCCCAGCGCACCATGTCGATGCCTGTGCGTATGGCGTTCTTCGCCTTGCGTGCTATACGGTCCCCGTCGCGCCCCCGAGCTGCCCCGAGGCGGTCATTGAACACCCGGATGTACTCGGGCTCGCTAGGGTCACAGACTAGGGCTTGCAGCCCAAAGTCCCGCTGCGCCTCCATGACTCGCTCTGCCCACCAGTCCTGGTTCTGATTCGTGCGATAGATTTCCCGCAGCATGTACATCGCATCGTCCCTAACACCCCAGATTTGCAGGGTGCCGGGGTGCCGCAGGCCCTTGTCATAGCTGGCAAAGTGCCACTTCATCTCCGGCAGGTCTTCGGAGTCGATGATGTGTATGGAGGGGTCCCACTCCTCGAAGATGATCCCTTCCTCGCTGGCCCACTTGCCCTCGTACAAGTTGGCTCTACGCGCCCCGGTGAGGTTGCCAAGGATGCCATGCACGTATGCCTCTCCCTGCTTCGTCCAGACCTCCTCCTCCTGGTCGAAGTACACGGGATTGTCCATGTGGCGCGATAGCAGCCGGACACACTTGTCCTGACGATGCCGGTCAGGCACCTCCCTGAACCCTTGAGGGAAGTGCGTGTTCAACCAATGGAACTCGCCAGCGGGGTTGGTGTCCGCGATCCGCATCTGCCACGGCATCTTGAAGTTACGGTTTGCCCGAGCCAGCCACTCCCACGTAGCCGCCCCTATCTCCCGCGCCTCGAACACCGCAATGACGTCGTATTGGGTCGAAAACGTCTTCTCAGGCTTATCTAGGCCCCCGATGACGATGTGCGAACCGTTGGGATACTGGTAGTTCTGGCGCGTGTTTCGGGACGCGGAACCGTGAATCGCAGGGTGTCCAGGCCACAGAACCTCATGCTCGAAGGTCACTAGCACGGACTCTGTCAAAGACTCCCGTGTTTGACGCAGCATCAGCACCCGGATGTTGGCGTACGTCTCGCACAGGAAGTTGATGTACTCCAGCAACGCCCTGGTCTTGCCGGTTCCAGCGGGACCCTCAAGCAACAGTTCGGTCGCACGCAAATACCAGATTTGTCGCGCTGCCCCATAAGGGGTGTACTCATGCACGACCGTTTTGCTCAACGCTTCCCCCCCCAGTATTCGACAGCGTGACCGTCTTCGATCATCTGCTTGTTCAGATCAACACCATCCACGTAGAGGGTCCCGAGGACGCGCCCGTATTTCCCCAACTCATGCGAGTCAAGGTCGCAGAATCCGCCCTCCAACATGGTCTCCATGTGCGCCGTCGCGGCCTTGCCCCGAGCCTTCTCCTCCAGGTCTCGGGTGCGTGACTCTGGTGTGTTGATCCCGTACAGCCTGACCCTCTTCTTGACGAACGTGCTGAACCCCAAGTTGATCCACAAATCCACCGTGTCGCCATCTACGCAGCGATCCACACGGCAGTTTGAGTATCTATAGGGCGCAGCCATTAGCCGATACTCGTCATGGACTTGACATAGATGATGCTGGCCCAACGGATGCTTCCAAAAGCCACAGCGCCGTGGTCAGAACTCGCCGTCGATATCAACGTCAAATCAAACTCGATCTTGTAGCGGTTGCCGCCCTTCATCCATGTGCCGTAGGGCACCCGGTAGAAGAAGTTGTAGCCCGTGGAATCCACACCCCCCCAGAAGCCATCGGTCTTGAGGGACGCCATGACGTTCTTGTCGATGTTGGCTGATCCCCCAGCTACTGTCGCGGAGTACACAGGCTCCTCAGCCACAGCAGCCTGGTTGTTCAATGTGTACGCCTTGACCGTCAGGGCTGTAGCGCCCGTGTCATCGGATGTGTCTGTCTGGGCCACAACCGTTCCGTCTGCACGCACCAGCCGGTACGTGAGGAACCAGTCATTGCCCTCCATGACTTCGCCGGTATTGACTACTGCGTCGGCCATTTAGGCTGCCCTCTCTCCTGACTCGATGTGTGCTCGCTGCACGGTGCCCGCGCTCGACGATCCGGCCTGGACGCATTCCGCTTGCTGCACACCGCGAGAGGCCCCAGCCTGCATCAGCGCCCCTGCGTCAAAGCCCGCATCTGCCAGGGTCGCCCTGCCGGAAGCAGCAGCAGCGATGGCCTGTGCTGTGACGTTCATCGAGTGAATCCGGTAGCGACCAGACATCGCAAAGCCAAACCGCCACGCCTCTGTACCGCACGCATCCAGCATGGACCGTGCAAACTCCGAGGTGGCAGCATCCGAGGCTTCCATCCTGTTGATAGACATATGGGCTCTGAAGGAGGGTCTAGCGCTACTGTCGATCTTGTAGCGCGGGGGCGTGTTTGCGCTGGCAATAGACACAGACGGAACCGCTGCGCTGATTGCGCTATGGGTGACCCCTGGGGCCAAAGACGCAGATGTCACCGATACAGAGGGGACGCTTGCGCTGATAGCGCCAAACGTGGTTCCTGGCACCACAGCCCCACTTGCTAATGTCGCCGCAGGAGCCGCTACGCTCGCTGTACCAAATGTGGCACTCGGGGCTAGTGAGGACGCCGCAAACGCAGCCACAGGAGCCGAAACGCTCGCCGTACCCATCGTAGCGCCAGGCACAAGAGCTGCACTGGCAAACGTAGCAGTAGGAGCAGCAACGCTAATTGTCCCGAAAGTAGTCCCCGGCACCACCGCCGCAGGAGCCACATTCGCCACCGGAACGGCAGCCTTGTTCGCAATAGGAGTCGCCAGGTTCTTGTTCGACCTGACCTTGAAGGTCTGCCCCCCCGACGTACCGATGTCCTGCCCAAAGAAGAACGACCAGATGATTGTCGAGCCAAGCGGCACCGTCGCGGGTGAACCCGTCGTGATCGTGGTCGAGTACGTTC